CTTGAAGTTTTTGGCCGTTGGTGCGCCCTTTGAACCGGGTTTGCGCATTTTTTCGCCCGATCCAGCCTCGATGCGCTTACGCTTTGCGTTGATATTCGCGTAGAGACCGCGTTTTGGCATGGATTTGGCGGCGGTTAGTCCAATTTTACTTCTTTTTTGTGCCCTTGGACTTGGGCTTTTTCTTACCGCCATGGCCATAGTGTCCGGGCATTAGTAGAGCCTGTAATTCGTCTTTCCAAGTTTACCGTAATCTGCCAAATTAAACTGCTGTAGCACTAGGTAGCCGAAAGCGTCGAAGGCGTGGTCAACACCGAGATTTTTGTTCGGCAGGCCCGTTCCAGGGGCATAGGTGAGTGTTCGTAGAGATTTGATCAGTTCTTTGCAGCGTGGGTGGATGAAGCAGCGGCGGGTTTCTGTTGCGTCTAGTAGAGCTGTGTTGACAGCGGTGATCTTGTCGCGAACTTTCCAGGGGCTGCGAGGGGTTTGAACTGTGAAGCCTGATTTGCGCAAAATGTTGTGGTCCGTTGCGCCGACACCTTGGGTTTTGCGGGCACCGCCAGTAGGGTCTGGGCAGGCGATTATTCGACGCTCCACGCCGTAGCGGCGGGTTACTTCGTCTGCGAAGTCCCATGTTGTGGCACCGCCTGTGAGCATGATCTCGTCGAATACATAGAGTGTGTCGTCGGCTTTTACAGCGCAAACACCGGACATCGGGTCCACGTTGAAGTCAACGCCCAACAGCAGAGGGAGAATTGGGATGTCTTTTGTGTCGCTGTTGATGTTTGCGTCCGAAAATGATACGGCAACCAAGCCGGACAGATTCTCAAAGCTGGCCTCGAATTCTTGGCGGAAAGTTCGTGCGTCCAGTTGGGTGCGGGCTGCTTCTACCTCCTCTTTTGGGACGTTGCCGCCGTCAATAGTCGTGAAGCACCAGCGCTTCCAGTCGCCTGTGGGGTCCTCTTCGCAGTAACACCAGAGGTCGTAAAACCAGCTCGCCGTTCCATCGGGGGTTGAAATGAATAGTGCCCAGCCCTGTTTGTCGGCTAGTGCGGGGCGTAATACTTCGAACCAGACCTCTGGTTCCATGAAGGCGGCTTCGTCGAGCACGATGCCGGACAATGAGCGGCCACGTAGAGCAGCGGCGTTCTCAGTTCCCTTTAGTTCGATGGTGGAACCGTTGACTAGCTCCAGGCGTAGGTCGGTTTCGTTTTTGCTGGATATGTATTCCTTTGGGATGATCTTCTTTAGTGTTTTCCAGGCGATGTCTTTCGCCATTCGGTAAGTTGGGGCGCAGTAGAAAAAGGTCTCGCCCGGACGCTCCACGGCGGCCATTAGGAGTTCGATGCAGGCGAGGTATGATTTGCCGAATCGGCGGCCTGCAACTAGGACGCGGAAGCGGTTTTTTGCGTTGAATACCTCGCCCTGGGCTGGGCGAAGGCTTAAATCTAAGGTGCTCATACACTAGAGCGTAGCTCAGCTGTCGGGCAGGGCGTCAGGACGTTCCACGCGGATGCGGATGTCTGGGAGGAGGTTGGATTGTTCCACTTGGTCGCAGCCGACCATTTTGGCAAGGGAGTCCAATACTTGGGCGGCGGTTGCCATTTGGCCGCGTTTCATTGCTGCATGGAATAAACGGTTGCGCATTGAGAAGATTCGACCGGCCATGTTCTCGCGCTCTTTGTTGAAATCTTCGCTATTTAGTTGTTGGACACGGTTCCAGTCGCGCCAGGCAGTTGCGATGCCGATTTGCTCTTTGTCGGCATGGTCAAGTACCAGCTGACGGCAAGTTAGACCTTCTAGTTGGCGTTTGTATAGGCGCTGGACGCGGTTTTCGACTTCGGAAGCGTGTTTTTTGGGGCCGAATGGACGACGGCGAGTCCCTTCACTCTTCAAATCAATGTAATCTTCTTCGCTAATGCCTTGGCCGTACTCAATTTCGTACTTTTCTTCTTCCACCATCGTTCCAGGGGGCTTTTTTCGGATTGTAACACTTTTGTGGCAGTTTAGTCCAAATTGGTGTTTGTTATTTTTTCGAGGGGGTGTAGCACAGTGTAGGGTTTGCAACCCCACCCCCTGGTACTGTGGTACAATAGTTGAGAATCGTAGGTTTTTATGTAGGTTCCCTATGTGATCCTTGTGCCAATAAAAAACTGTCACACTACCCCCTGTCGGGGCCTCGCACGTCGCCAGTTTTCTGATACACTATGTTCAACCGAGAGGCACACAAGCCGACCGGGTGCACAACCAGCGGACCGATCCAGCAGCCGGGGAGCCGTCAGGCCTGCAACCGGTAGCGCAGATCCCCTGATGCTTGGTTGTGCTGCACCTTGACAACAGAATCATCAGCACCAGGGCCCTGCCAGGCAGCAGGCACCCAGTGTTAGCAGTCAATGTCACCCTTTCTTTAAGACAATGATTAAAGAGAAACAGCGCCTTGATCTCACACTTCCTTCTGACGATTGCAGCATCTCGCTGTCATCTAACAGTGTGACGGTGATTGATAGTGAGAGCGGCGATTCTGTCGTCGTTCACGGTATCAGCGATCCTCAGATTCGAGCCGAGATCAAATACTACGTGCGTTCTAAGCGATGGTCTCACAATGAGGCAATCCGGCAGGCTGAACTAGCCTGGCTTAAGGACCTCGTCGAGAATGCTCAAGAATCAATCAAGAGCATCGAGACCGCCATCGCGGAGGCAGCACAATGAGGCACATTGTCACGACTTATCGCGGCGCTGAGCGCGGCTGGATCCCTGCGGGATCTGGTCGCCCCAGGCCTCACGGTGATGCGCAACGACTGGCCAATCTGCTCCGGCGGATCGATCCAGACCGTTACTTGTACCGGGTCGAGGTTCTACCTGTCGAGCTTCCTAGCTTCCTATGACAGTACAGAACATCAGCAAGGCGGATCTCATCCGCTCTGTCTTACCTAAGGTGCACGAGAGGGTTGCGGCCGGTACTTTCGATGAGGAAGAACTGTACGTTGCTCTCTGTACTATTGTGCGCATGGAATCTGAGGATCGATCTGATGCAGAATGCGAGGATCTCGCGGACTCTGTCCACGACTGGATACTTGCCAGGATCTAATCAACGCCCCAGGGTTATTCAATCCTGGGGTAACTTCAACCCTTTCTATCAATCATGGTTAACGAAACCTACAACGGATGGTCAAACTACGAGACTTGGAATGTTGCACTCTGGCTTCAGAATGACTACGGTTTCTATTCTGTCGCCGTAACTTGCAAACATTACAGAGACTTTCTCTGGTGTTGTGTTGACGGTATTCTGCCGCGATCCACTCCAGACGGAGTGTATTTCGACGACCGCCGTATCAATCACGAGCAGTTGGACGCCATGTTGCTGGAGCTGGTATGACCTACAAATTTGAATGGTCGCACTGCCAGCAATGGTGTGACGCCGACGTTCCAGCCTATGAGTGGTTCACGCAACCGCTCGCAGTACCTAACTGCGGCGTCTACGAAATCACCATGAAATCTTCTCAGGATGACATCTGCGTCATCCTTGAGGAGACGATCCAGGGCACCTTATGGGTCATCGGTCGCTTTCCACGCGGCTGCTGCACCCGTGAGGACAATCAAGCCAAGATCCACGGGATCCGCCGTTACTGTGACTGGGCCATCAACACGATCCACGCAGACTACGGCTCGATGGCAGGGCTCCCATTGTCGGAAATCTGCCTCGATGGCTGGGAAAACATCTGGTGAGCCCGCAAGGGCTCCCTTTTTCACCTGTAACGCTAATGACCAACTACAAGGACACCTACCGGAACCCATACGTTCCACCCGTAACGCCAGCACAGCTAAAGGCAGCCGGTAAACAGCCCGACTGCCTGTACTGGTCAGCAGATTTCCGCTGCTGGCGATTGTCTGGCGACTGGATCCGCCCATACGCCACAACCGGCAGACAGCTGGCAGAGCTAAAGCTGACGATCCACCCGGACGCCTGAGCCCCTACGGGGGCTTTTTATTCCCCGTAATAGAACTGCTCGCAGAACCACTGTAGAGCGTTAATGTCCACGTTGTAGGGGGAATCGGTCCAGGGTGTTCCCCAGTCCTGATGTTGGATTGTTGGGCGGCATCCGGCTTGCCATGCCACTTCGCCACGATCCAGCTCACCGAGAATACGACAGGCTGGTCCGCCGGTGCTCAGCAGGATCTCGAATTCTGCGCTTTCGAATGTTTCGCCAGGGTTGTGCCAGCCAGAACGAACCAACACGCTCAACGGCATTGCGTTGGCGTAGTCGGTGATGGCTTCCTGTAAGGTCTCAGGCGTGCCGGTCTCGGCGTCCCAGTCGAGATCACTCAGGACATCGGCAGCCGTACCAGTCACAGCGTGCGGAACTTCGCCTGTTGTGAAGTCCCAGCAGCTCAGCTCGTAAAGCGCTTCGATTGTTTCGGCTTTAGCTTTGGCGTTGTCGATTGCGTGTTGAGTCACGATAAGTGTGTTGTAGGTCTGGCTTTGTGAGCCATGCCCACTATGAACCACGCTCCAGCAGATGTCAAGCAGTTGTCTGGGTTGTCCGATTTTTCCAATTCGTCCAGTTATTGTGATACGGTATTGGTGGTTCACACCACACCACATGTCAACACAACAGGAAATAGCTCAACGCCTCAGCTACTCACAGGCTTTGCTTGAGCGTGGCATTCGCGTTAGCACAGCTGTAACGATGGTCAGCGCCAAGTTCGGTGTTTCACGTTCCACGGCTTATGCAGACGTTCACACCTCATCCAAAACAATCGAATCGATGGATGACGGTCCAGATCAGTCTGAGCTTTCAGAGCCGCTGGATCCTGCAACGGTCCAGGCACAATTAGCGCACCTATTTGACGTGGCAGTCGCCACAAACGATTTCAAAGCAGCCACGCAACTGGTCAAAGCACTCGACACCGCCAAGCGGTGGAACGGTTATGAAACGTCCCAGGGTGGTGGCGGAGGTTACGCCTGAGGCATTGGGGCATAACTTAATTCTTTTTAAGTTATGGCTGTTCTGTTACGAGCGAAGCGAAGTAGCGCTCCACCCTTTCTAGGAACCTAGATTCGGCACCCCGGAGTTCGAGTTCTGTCAGTTCTCGTACCTGGGGTGCTCCGGTGCGACGTGCCACCACGATCAGCCCACCCACTGGCGCTATG